GTTGTAATATTTTGTTACTTGAGTAACCCATCTCGATGGGATAACCAGGAAGCTATGATTAAATATAAAGATCTAAAAAAGAATGACGAAGTTAAAACAACTCAGCTAGGGGCGCCAGTCACTGGCAAGCTTTTAGAGTCTCCGGTGCAGGGGCGTGGTGTTAAAAAAACCATTCTTATTATGAGCAACGGCTCGGAGGTTGGCGCATTTAATAATCATGGATCTGTATACGCTGAGGATGTGTACGAAGTAAAACGAGATGGAATCTGGCAGCAGGTAACGGATCAGCCTAAAAATGTTTTTAAATTATGATAAAACATTTTAATATAATTAATGAAGGCACAATTGTCTTATTCGAGCCGTTAACAGATGCGGCTCGAACCTGGTGGAGTAGCAACGTAGATCCTGAATGTATGACATTCGGCAAAGCATACGCTGTTGAACATCGTTATGCGCAGGATATTGTAGAAGGAATTAATGCTATTAAATTATAACAACCAGCACAAAATGCTCAAGGGCGTCGCCTATGGATGGAGAACTGCTGTTCTCCATCTGGCGCCGTCTAAGCTTAGCTCTAAGAATGTATGCCCATCAGCATCTCGTGAATGCATTCAAGCCTGTTTAAATACAGCGGGACGCGGTCAACAGAATAATGTGCAGCAGGCCCGGCTACGTAAAACTGAATTTTTTCACAAAAATCGGAGCGGCTTTCTTTGGCAGCTATCAAATGAAATTGAAATACTTAAAAAAAGATCTAAAAAAGCAGGCTATAAATTCGCGGTTAGATTAAATGGAACTAGTGATTTATCCTGGGAGCGATTCAGACATATCGATGGACAATCATTAATGGATGTACATCCTGAGGTACAATTCTATGATTACACCAAAGTCTATAACCGGTTGACTCGTGATATAAAGAATTACTATATGGTTTTTAGCTATAGCGGCCGTAATGAAGTATATTGCCGGGAGGCATTACATCGAGGCTACAACGTCGCTGTTGTCTTTGGCCAGAAATTACCGGTAAGATTCTGGAGGCATAAAGTATTTGACGGCGATAATCACGATTTAAGATTTACAGACCCGGGGCATAGGATTATAGGTCTTAGAGCCAAAGGACGGGCCAGGAAGGTACAGAATGAATTTGTAAATGCTTAAATTTTTAATGATGTTATTAATATTTATTCCCGTTGGATTGTTTATATCTCCCGGTTATACGTTAATATTTTTAATGAGTTTATATTTATTATTGGTGCTCCCGTAATGCTCCCGCTGGAGCTCCCGTTTTGGAGCTCCAGTTTAGAATGATTCTAAATTATATCCTAGTAAAACAGTCGGGATTAAATAGCCTTGTAATAATTGGTAACAAATTGTTACTGTCTTATTATAATAAGATGATTTAAAGATTATTGTGGTTTGACTTTGAGACAGTTGATTAAATTCTATCTAGGGACTTGTCCTTAAACAGAAGCCACATTTGAAAGGTGGTGATAAATATGGGATTTGATTTATATGGACTAAAACCAAAAATCAAAAAAGGTAGTGTGAAACCACCAACAATAGACTGGAATAAATGTACCGAAGGGGAAAGAGATAAATACTTTAAGATCTCTAATAAATGGGAAGCCGACAACGTAGGTATTTATTTTAGGAACAATGTTTGGTGGTGGAGACCGCTAGCGGATTTAGTTATTAAGTTATGCAAGTTACTAGACGAAAAACAAAAAGAACACTTGCACGACAATGGCGGTTATAAATATGACGAGGCAACGGCTCATTACATTGCAGATACATTAGAAGCATTTGTAAAAAGTCCAGTTGCTAAACGTTCGGAGATAGAACATAAAAAGGCAATGAAAAAAGCGGAAGCACATAATAAAAAAGTGCAGGTTAAATTAGATGCTTTAAGAGTGAAAGCAATAGCACGCACAAAAAACAAAAACATTGTACCGCGTGACTATCCTAAAGACTTGAACGATAAATGGGAGAGTATTTACCGTGAGAGAGATCACACGGATAGCTATCCATTTGCATTAAAGAATGTCAAAGCGTTTATTAAATTTTTGCGTGAGTGCGGTGGTTTTTCAGTTTGCTAACTTGCCGTTGCAAGTATCCAAGCGGGAGTTTCCCGCTTGGGTTGCAAATATTCCCGCTATGAATAATACGAGGGTCAAGTGTATTCCAACGAGAAACAAGAGTTATTACATTGTGGTGATCACGGGTTATAATAACTACACTTGACCCTTGTAATATTCTGTAACATTTTGTTACTATTTAGTTCACCTATCTTCATGGGATTTGATAAGCTCATCAAGTCTAACAATTAACAAAAGGAGAAAAGTTATGACAAAAAAAACTATTTCCAATGTTAAAGGCGGAAAGTTGCAGCGACAACAACGATTGCTTTTAAATATTGGTTTAATGAAAAACGACAGACGTGATTTGAATAAACAAATCACGCTTGGAACTACTGAAGCATTGCTTTTTATGAAAGATAAGAAGCATATGATGATTAGTATCGACGGCTATGAAGGTAGAGCGGAGTATATCCATAGAGACAAAATGGTATTGGATAGCAAACGCTTGAAAGAAGAACAGCCGAAACTTTATAACTCATATTTAAAAGCGAGTGAAAGTAATGAGATTAAAGTTGATGTTGATCTGATTGAAGAACGCATCAAAGAACAAGACGCGAGTGTTCAGCGTGTTGATGCACAAGTAAAGAAGGCTAACTAATGCAACAGCTTCTAGAAAATATACTAGATGCATTATGCAAAGCGACATCACGAGATATATTCGTGATGTTGCCAAGCAAGGAGAGAGACAGAGTGCCATACTTAATCAAAGAGATTAAGACTACACTTGATAGAGTACAGTATCGAGGTAAGCACATGAATGAGTCTACTCTTCCACTTGCTAGAAGATTGAAGGAGATGGCTAAATGAACATGGCTATCACTTTAATTCTTTTACTGACTGGCTTTACTCTCGCAATGTGCGGAGTAATAGTTTTGTTCTCGGTTGATGTATGGATTGGCTTTGCTCTTGCCGTTGTTGGTATCGGCGCAGCTATCGGCGCAACGTTTATCGAAGAACAAACCTAAGTCACGAGACCAGGCGGCAACGCCGCCTGGTCCCACCAAAGAAGGTCCCTTCGTTCTTCCGAGATCTTTCCGCCTTCCGCTTTCCCTTCCCACGTTGTCCATACAGAGTATTGAAAATAATCTTACTAAAGAGTAAGATGAACACACGTACTGGGGCTGAAAACGATATGGGACTCCTGCTAAAAATTTTTTGGAATTTTTAAAACTTATGAATCTCGAATTACTCACCACTGATCAATTAAGAACACGCGTAGAAAAGACCTGGATTGAGCATATTAAACTTTGCCAAGATAATTTTATGTACTTTGTGAAGGAAGTATGGCCAGAATTCATCTATCGTAAGGCAACAAAACCTTCTGAATGGGGCCATCATCAAATTATTGCTAATGAGTACACTAAAATTGCTAAACAACGCAAAGGACGATTAATTGTTAATATGCCTCCGCGTCATACTAAATCTGAATTTGCTTCTGTTTATTTTCCAGCATGGCTGATTGGCCGAAATCCTAAAATGAAACTTATTCAAGTTTCTCACAATACAGAATTAGCTACTCGATTTGGTAGTAAGGTTCGTAATTTATTAGCCTCACCAGAGTATGCACAAGTTTTTGGAGATGTTAGATTAAGAGAAGATGCAAAAGCAAAAGGGAAGTGGGAAACTAATCATGGAGGCGAATATTTCGCTGCAGGTGTAGGAGGAGCAATTACTGGTCGTGGTGCGGATCTACTTATAATAGACGACCCACACACGGAGCAGGATTCGCATTCCGAGGGATCCATGGACCGTGCTTATGAGTGGTATACATCAGGACCCAGGCAACGTTTACAGCCAGGCGGTTCGATTGTTCTAGTCATGACACGTTGGGCTGAAAACGATCTCACCGGTCGTTTAATCAAATCTCAAAAAGAACCTAAAGCTGATAGCTGGAAACAAATTTCTTTTCCGGCGATTCTAGATTCAGGTAATCCGGTCTGGCCAGAATATTGGAATTTAGAAGAGCTTGAAAAAGTTAAAGCGTCTTTACCCGTTCGAAATTGGTCAGCACAATACATGCAAAATCCAACTTCGGAAGAAGGTGCTATTCTCAAACGAGAGTGGTGGCGAAAATGGCCTAATGATGTTCCTAAACTCAAACATGTGATTCAATCTTATGATACGGCATTTTCGAAAAAAGAAACAGCAGATTATTCAGCAATTACGACGTGGGGAATTTTTACTCCGATTGAAGATGAACCTGATGCTTTAATTTTATTAGATGCTACACGAGGAAAATGGGATTTTCCAGAACTAAAAGC